GTGCGGTTGCGCAAGGAATGGCAGTTAATACGTTTTCCTCTGGTGTGGCTGACGTATTTTTCTCAATGAGCTACCAAACAACAGCATAACAACCATACGCCTAGTGGATTCTAGGCACAGACAGGAGAAAATAGAATGGCTTTAGAAAAAGTAATATCAGAAGACAAGATTGAGGTAGTTGGTGAATACCGCGCAGTACAGGTTCGCACTTGCACCAAAGTCTTAGAAGATGGCGTTGAACTATCTTCTGGCTACCACAGGCACGTAGTTAGCGCAGGACAGGACTACAGCACCGAATCTACAGAAGTACAGGCAATCTGTGCCGCTGTTCATACAGACGCGGTTATTGCCGCTTATAACGCTTCATTAGAGGAATAAAACAATGGCAGTAACTTGGACAATTTCAACCCTAGAACGCAACTCATCAGATGACGGTGTAGTTGTAGCACACTATCGAGCCTCAGATGTAGATGGCGACCACTCAGGCAGTAGCTATGGAACTTGCGGATTTACTCCTGACAGCACTGCTGAGGGCTACACAGCCTATGCAGACATTACTGAATCTCAGGCTATTGGATGGGTAAAGGATGACGTAGACGCTGACGCTATTGAAGCCTCTATAGCCTCACAAATTGCAGAGTCTAAAGCTCCTGCTGTATCTACTGGCGTTCCTTGGTAACTTGCTAAACTTAAAATGAGGATTAAAAAATGGGCGAGAAAAAAACAACTCCCATATCGATAAACGATACAGAATATTTATTTGAAGATATGACCCCGGAACAACAAACAATGGTAAATCATTGCGCTGATTTGGATCGTAAAATCAAATCTACTCAGTTTAACCTTGACCAACTGTCAGTAGGCAAAGAAGCATTTATTAACATGCTGAGTGAATCTCTCACACCTAGTGCGTAAAGGACAATAAATATGGCGCTTGTAGCCCTAGAATTACCTGCTGGCATCTATAACCACGGGACAGAGCTTGACGCATCTGGTCGGTGGATAGACGGCAATTTTATACGCTGGCAGAACGGCTCTGTGCGCCCTATTGGTGGGTGGACTTTACGTAAGGCAACGGCAACTGCAACTGCGCCAAGGGGCATGGTTGCGTGGATTGATCACGCTGCGGTAACACATATAGCTGTTGGTACGCACAACAAACTGTATGCGCTAAACCAAGGCTCTGCGGTCCAAGACATAACACCATCTGGCTTTACTGCTGGATCGGTTGATGCCCCTGCTAATTATGGATTTAGTGGTCAGACATACGGTAATGATCCCTATGGATCGCCAAGAGATGCTGCAGTACCAACACCAGCAACAACCTGGTCACTTGATACGTTTGGTCAGAACTTGGTAGCTTGTTCATCCTCTGATGGCAAGATATATGAGTGGCAGTTAAGTACCTCTGCAATCGCTCAAGTGCTTAGTAATGCGCCAACAGGCAATAACGCCATGATGGTAACAGATGAGCGTTTTGTATTTGCCTTGGCCTCTGGTGGTAATCCGCAAAAGATTAACTGGTCAGATCGCGAGAACAATAACCTCTGGTCGGCTGCAACGACAAATCAGGCAGGTGACATTGAGCTACAAACGTCTGGTGAGATCATGTGCGGTGTCCGTGTTAAGGGTTCTGCGTTAATACTAACGACCCTCGATGCACACTCAGCAACCTATGCTGGTCCTCCTTATGTTTACGCATTTGAAAGAGTGGGTAGTGCGTGTGGTGTGATTTCACCTAAATCAGCGGTTGCCGTTGATCAGGGTGCGTTTTGGATGGGTACAGGTAGCTTTTTCCAATTTAATGGCAACACGGTCCAAGAGATGCAGTGTGATGTCTCTGACAAGGTGTTCACTGATATTAACGAGGCGCAACGATCAAAAGTGTGCTCGATACACAACTCGCAGTTTGGCGAGGTTTGGTGGTTCTATCCATCAAATGACTCAAATGAGAATAACAGGTATGTTGTTTATGATTACAAGGAGGGCCATTGGAATGTAGGGTCTCTTGCAAGGACAACGGGAGTCGATTTAGGGGCGTTTAGATCACCTCTATGGTTTGATCCATCTGGCAACCTTTATAACCATGAGTTTGGCTTTGCGCACGATTCTGCGCCATTTGTAGAGTCTGGTCCCATCCTAATGGGTAGCGGTCAAAACATCATGAAGGTCAACGAGATTATCCCTGATGAAAAAACCCAGGGAGAGGTTAGTTTAACCTTTAAGACGCGGTTCTATCCTAACGGGGATGAGACCAGCCACGGTCCCTTTACATTAGGCAATCCTACTGGTGCAAGATTCCAAGGCCGTCAAGTGAGGATGGTGATTAATGGGTCTGAGCTAAATAACTGGAGGGCAGGCAATATGCGCCTTAATGTTATTGAGGGTGGTAGGCGTTGAGTTCGCAGTTACCGCCACCCATTGGTAATGATTGGAAGGTTTGGGGCAAGCGGTTAATTGATACGATGCAGCTAACACAGTCGCAGCTAAAGTATTTTTTAACGGGTGACTCAGCCATTAACGAGGGATTGATCCTGTGGAACAGCACAGGCTATCCAGTAATATCCAAAGCAAATGCGTATCGGCAAATATTATTAGAGGGTGGCTGCGGTCAGTTCTATGCAACGCAAACACAAACAGCCTCTAACGCTAACACAGCTACTGCGATTACCTTTAACAGCGCGGCAGCGGCAGATGGTCTTGCGATCAATGGCTCGGATGCGACAAAAATCAACGTCACAGAGCCAGGATTGTTAAAAGTAGACATCACAGCACAAGCAACCTCCAGCTCAAGTTATACAGGGTACTTGTGGATAAATGTAAACGGTACAGATAGCTTTGCGGTCAAGAAGTCAGTTAATGGTGATGACACGATTACTCACACAGCTTTAGTTACGGTTGGCGCTGGTCATTACCTTAAAGTTATGTATGCGGTATCAAACACGGGTCTGACGTTGCCTAACACAGCGGCATCATCACCGATTCCAGCTATACCTGCAGTGCAAGTCGCTATTAGTCGCTGCAAGCAGTAATGAACCTCAATGATGAGCTTACTCGTTGCAGACCTTGGATAGAGTCAGCACTTGAGTACTCTGGCGGCACTCATTTATACGAAGACATCGTGCAGGGCATTATTACTGGACGAATGCAGTTCTGGCCTGCAGAGAAGGGCTGTGCCGTAACAGAGATTATTGTATTCCCACGAAAAAAGATTTTTCACATATTTCTAGCCGGTGGTGAGAAGAATCAGATTACCGAGATGGATGACTCTGCGGTTGAGTTTGCACGGCAGCAGGGCTGCACAGGCATGACAGTCGCAGGTCGCAGAGGTTGGGCAAGGGTTTTAAAAGAACAAGGGTGGACAGAGGCGTTCACAACACTAGCAAAGGATATTTAATATGTCAGGTGGAAAAGGCGGTAGCCAAACAACACAGGTAGAGATCCCTTCATGGATTCAGCAGCCATCGATACGGAACATGGCAAGAGCAGAGGCTCTACAAAAGGTAGGTTATCAACCATATATGGGTCCTGATGTAGCTGGATTTACTCAGCCACAGCAACAGGCAATGCAAAGTAATCTTGATGCAGCATCTGCATTTGGTTTGGTTGATCCTAACCTAGAAGCAATGGCAGGTATGCCAGCCACTAGTTTTTTCAACGGTGTCGAAGGTTATTCATCGGCTCCTGCGTATCAAAATGCTGTTGCAGAACTTGAGAGGACGAATCCAAATCAATCAGCGCAATATGACAAGTTATTTGTACAAGAGGGCCAACAAGGTAATTCTGTGCCTGGCGGGCTTGGCGTTCCTGGCGTTGCTGGCGTTGCTGGCTCTGTGCCAAATTTTGCCTCAAATACCCCAGGCTTTAGTTTTAACCCGTTAGATTATTCAATGTTTAATCCAATGCCTTATGGTGAGGTTGGTATGCCTGAAGGTGTTGACGTTGAATTGGGTAACAATACTGAGGAGTTTTTGACTGCCGCTGACCTAGAAGCTGCGCTACAAGGCTACCAAACGGTCAACAGTTTTACCCCTTATGATGATGCACAGTTACGTCAAGATATTAATTCACGCTTTGAGTCATTTAATCCAGCAGCACAAGACCTTAGTGGATATGCAACAACTAACCAACTAAACACTGCGCTAGATGGCATTCCTAGCTATCAGCCACAAGATTTATCAGGTTACGCAAGGACTTCTGATTTGTACGATGACAGTCAATTGCGAACAGATATAAATTCAAGGTTCACCAACATACCTGGTTTTGATTCAACGGGCTTACAAGCACAAATAACGGCTAACCAGCAGGGTCTTGCAAACTTACCTGCTGCTCAAGCACCTGATCTGTCTAATTACGCAACAACAGCAGCACTAAGTGATGCGATAGGCGGTATTAACGCCTATGATGACTCAGGTATTAGGGATTTAATCAGCGGTAATACCGCTGCAATAGGAAATGTTCCAAGCTATCAGGCACCTGACTTGAGTAATTATGCTCAAATGGGCGATCTTTATGATGACTCCCAAATACGCAATGACATAAATTCAAGGTTTGCGAATTTTAATCCAAATGTTGATCTTAGCGATTACGCAACAAATGAATCAGTAGCCAATCAATTTAATAACTTTAACCCAACTAGCCCAGCACCGTATGATGATTCCAATATTAGAGACTTGATTAGTGGCAACACTAATGCAATTGGTAATATCCCAACACCTAATCTATATGATGACTCCAATATTAGAGACTTGATTAAGGGAAATAGTAATGCAATCGGTAATATTCCGACACCCGACCTTTATGATGACTCCAATATTAAAAATTTAATTAGAGAAAATCAAAATGCAATTGGTAATATTCCAGCACCTGATCTATATGATGACTCTAATATTAGAAATTTGATTAGTGGCAATACTAATGCAATCGGTAATATTCCAAGCTATCAGGCACCTGATCTTAGTAATTATGCTCAACGATCTGAGCTGTATGATGATTCTCAGTTACGCAATGACATGAACAGTCGATTTAGTAACATACCGCAGTTTGATGCCAGTAGTTTGCAATCGCAGATATCAGCAAACCAACAGGGCCTGTCAAATCTGCCTACTGTTTCGCCACCTGATCTCTCGCAATATGCAACGACTAATGATCTAACATCAGCAATTAACGGCATACCACCTGCTCAAATGCCTGACCTTTCAGGGTATGCAACAACTGGTGATTTAACATCGGCAATCTCTGGCATACCTCAGTTTGACGGAACAAATTTACAGAATCAGGTTGCTGCCGCCCAAGCAGCAATTGGAAATATTCCACAGTTTGATAGTTCAGGATTACTTGCTGCTATTGGAGCTAATCAGAGCGCAATATCAGGTATTAACACATACGATGATACGCAGCTTCGACAAGACATCAGTAATCGTTTTGACAACTTCAATCCGAATGTTGATCTATCCAATTACGCAACAAATGCAAGTGTTGACACACTCTTTAATAATCTACCAACACCTTCAGCCCCTGATCTGTCTAATTACGCAACAACACAAGATTTAAATACTGCAATTGGTGGTATCCCGCAGTTTAATGCAGCAAATTTACAGAACCAAATTATTGCTAACCAAACAGCAATTGGAAATGTTCCACAATTTGATTCTAGCGCGATACAAAACCAGATTAATGCCAATCAACAGTCAATAGGTAATATTGCACAATATGATGACACACAACTTAGAAGTGATTTTAACTCTAGGTTTGATGGTCTATCACAATTTGATCCAACAAGCCTACAGGCTCAAATTTCAGCTAATCAACAAGGTCTAAGCAATATTTCTGCGTTTGACCCAAGTTCATTGCAGGCACAAATATCAGCTAATCAACAAGCTGCAAACAATTATACTCCCTACGATGACAACGCTTTGCAATCTCAAATCATGGCCAATCAACAGGCTATCAGTAATGTCCCACAATTTGATGCAAGTGGGTTGCAGGGTCAGATCAGTGCCAATCAACAGGCTATCGGTAATTTTTCACAATTTGACGGAAGTGGGTTGCAGAATCAGATCAATGCTAACCAACAAGCCATTGGAAATATTCCACAATTTGATGCAAGTGGATTACAAAGTCAGATTAATGCCGCTCAACAGGCTATTGGTAATGTTCCACAATTTGACGCAAGTGGATTACAAGGTCAGATTAGTGCTAACCAAGCAGCAATTGGGAATATTCCACAATTTGACGGAAGTGGGTTACAGAATCAGATTATTGCCAACCAACAGGCTATTGGAAATATTCCTCAGTTTGATTCTAGCGCGATACAAAACCAGATCAATGCTAACCAACAAGCCATTGGAAATGTTCCTCAGTTTGACGCAAGTGGGTTACAGAATCAGATTGCCGCTAACCAAGCAGCAATCGGTAATGTTCCACAATTTGATAGTTCAGGAATACTCGCTGCTATTGGAGCTAATCAGAATGCAATTTCAGGTATTAACACATACGATGACTCGCAGCTACGCCAAGACATCAACAATCGTTTTGACAACTTTACGCCGAATGTTGATCTATCTAACTACGCAACCAACGAGCAACTGAGCCAAGGTTTACAAAATCTGCCAACACCTTCAGCACCTGATCTGTCTAATTATGCAACAACTGGTGATTTAAATACTGCAATTAGTGGATTGCCAACATATCAAGCGCCTGATCTAAGTAATTATGCAACACAGTCTGATTTGTCAAACATCAACACTTATGATGACTCGCAGCTACGCCAAGATATTAACAATCGTTTTACTAACTTTACGCCAAATGTTGACTTGTCTAACTACGCAACCAACGAGCAATTGCAACAAGGTTTAGGTGCTTTCACGCCATACAGTGATGAGGCATTACGTGCTGATATTAATGCGCGGTTTGGCAATATTGCAACTTTTGACCCAAGTGGATTACAAGCGCAAATACAAGCATTACAGAGCATTTACAATGGAGTAACGCCTACAGCTCCACCAACGATCAACCCATCGTTGTATTCTGATCCGTACCTTGGAGGAGGTGGTGTTTATTCGCCACCAACAACGAAAACATTTACTTCACCGATGACGAGTTCTTACCCAGTTTCGCAGGGTCTAAGTTTCGCCCCAAAAGGAATTTAATCATGGCTAATGGCGCAAAATCTACCGTTCAAACAGCAATGACACCGCAAATGCAACAAAAGATGGGACCACAGATACCTTTACAAAACGGTGGTCAGACAATGGACGACCCATCGCTTTATTCTGATCCAAACCTTGGAGGAGGGATTAACCCTTTGCCACCAACAATACCGAATGTACCTCCACCAACGGTAAACCCAAATCCTCCAACTGCTGTAAATCCTGCAGAGCCAGGAGTACGTGGACCAAATGTTTTTGCAAACGCAGCACAAGGGTTAAATACTGCAATGGCAGGTGCTCAAAGTGAGACGGGCTATCGACCAGACAGGGTTTATAATTCAAGATATCGCGCACAATCAGCGGGAGTGAATCCAACTGTAACTGCAAACGATGTGACTGCTAATCAGTTATCAACTACTGATCTAAGCCCATACTCCAATCCTTATCAAAACCAGGTCATTGATTACACGCTAAATGATTTAAACAAAGCGCGGCAAATGCAAATGAATCAGGTAGGAGCCAACGCCTCTGCAAGTGGTGCATTTGGGGGTTCTCGTCAGGCTTTAAGAGAGGCAGAGACAAACACTGGCTTTTACGATCAGGCGGCAAGGACATCGGCTAATTTACGTCAGCAAGGGTTTAATCAAGTACAGGGGATGGCACAAACAGACATTGCTAATAAACTTAGAGCAGACCTTGCTAACCAACAGGCAAATCTGCAATCCGGTACGTCTACTGCAGGGTTTCAAGCGCAAAATCAACTGGCTAATCAAACGGCTGCAAATCGTGCAATGGAGTTTGGTTTGGGTCAGCGTCAGGCGGCTCAAATGGCTAACCAAAGCGCAGGTCTAGCGGGATCACAACAAAGATTGGCAGCGGGTAATCAGCTTGGCAACCTATCCAATTTAGGCTTTGGCATGGGTCAGCAGCTACAAGGTAACCTGGCACAAGATGGTGCAATGAAACAAGGCATTAACCAGCTATTAATCGATGCGGTGAAGAATCAGTTTAATCAGCGATCACAAGCACCATTTCAGTCTATAGGATTGCTCTCTCAGGCACTTGGCGCATCACCTGTACCTCAAACATCAACAACCACGAAACAGCCTGGATTGTTTGATTACTTAACCCTCGCATCAGGAATGTAAGGAAATAAACGATGTATGACCCAGAAAAAGATGCAGAAGAAAAAGCACGTAAAATTGCTCAAAAACTTTTTATAGAGCAAAACGCTAAAAAAGACCTCGACAGCACAATGCGGTTACCAAAAATTGATGTGCCACCCCCTGCGATTACTGCACCAGAGCCTCCTCAAACGATGATGGATCAAATGCAACCATACCTTCAACAGCTTGGTCAAAACGCGCAAAGTTATACCCAAGGCTTTATGGCGCCTGGTATTGACCCAGTACAGCGCGGTGGCGGTCCTATGCAGCCAAGCTCAATCCCAATGGCGGCATATGGTCAAGGTTTGCTTGGTCAAATGGGTCAAGAACCAAAAGAAAATAAAGATAGCGACATGATGAAGCTAATAATGAAAGCAATGATGGGAGGTGGGTAATGGGACCAGTTATGCCACAAGTGCAACAGAAGGAAGAGGAAAAAATGGGCCTTTTGGATAGGCTAGGAAAAGGTATTCAGACTATGCGCGCTGATCCTGAAAGAATGGCTCGATTGCAAATGGGCTTTAACTCTATGCGCTTAAACCCTGATCAGGGCATAGCCGCATCTGCAGCTAATACTATCAAGATGGCACAGCAAAAAAGACAACTAAATACTGATGCAACGGCAACTATGAAGTTTCTGGAATCAAGGGCAGCAACTGATCCAATGGCTGCACAAGCGTTAGGGGCAATTAAAGCAAACCCATCAATGGTAAAAGACATTATGGGCGCATATTTGTCTGGGCAATTTAAGTCACCGCATATGCCTAAAAACATTGGCTCTATACAGACGGCCCAAGAGGATATTGTCCAAAATGGTGCTGTCGTTGTTAAGAAAGGTGGGCAATACACTTATAATTTAAACCCCAACTCTGCAACAGGTGAGCAATACAGCCTGGTTCCATTGTCTGGTTCTGGCATCACAGAGGACGCCAAGAATAAAAATATGTTAACGCAGCAGAAAGCTGAATGGGATATGTCGCAAGGGCTTAAAAAGGGCGAGGAAGTATTTAAGCAGTTTTCTCTTATTGATCGCCAAATAGAAGACTTTAAGCGAGTCGGTCAACTGGTTGACGAAGGTGCAAAAACTGGCTTTATACGAAAGTTCTTGCCGTCAACCGATGCGGCAACTTCTGAACTGCGTAATATTACAAATAAAATGGGTATTGATATTATCAATTCCGCTACGTTCGGTGCGCTAAGTGCCACTGAGCTACGGCTGGCTTTAGAAACGGGCTTTGATTCGAATCTATCAGGCGATCAACTTGTTGAGTATATTCAAAATAAGATTGCTGCCCAAACTAAACTCAGAAATGCATTAATGCCTGAAATACAAATGCTTCTTGGAGGCTCTGGCCTAAAAGCCTACGCTGACTACAAGATTGATAACAGAAAACGTCATGACGCGGCACAAGATGCTTTTAGCGCATTGAAGCAATTAAATCCCAGCCTTACAGCTTTAGAGTACAGAGATTACAATTTAGAAGAGCGTGAAGGACTGATGCGAGATGGCGGTTTATTATGAGTAATTTTTTAGAAAATCTTCGTCAAAAAAAGGCTGGAGGCAATCCACCGATAGAGTCTGCAGCGCAACCGGAAGGCTCTTACCTTGGTAATTTAGGTCGCACTACCGTTGGACAGGGCTTGTTGCTTGGTCTAGGTGATGAGTTAGAGGCTGGCTTTAGAAGTGCTGCGTCAAGATTCACTGATGAGCCTCGCGCCTACAAAGAAATCCGTGACGAGGTCCGCAAAGAGATAAAGCGATTTCAGATTGATAACCCTGGCGTTGCAATTACCGCAGAGGTTGTTGGTGGGTTAGTGCCTACCGTTGCCGCTATGGTTACAGGTGTTGGCGCGCCTGCGGCTGCAGCAAATGCATCTAGACTTGCCTCATTAGCAAAAAGAGTGAGCCGCGCTGCACCCGTTGGGGGAACCGCTGGTTACGGGTACTCCGAAAGCGACACTATTGGCGGCCAGGCTTTAGGCGCAACCACTGGCGCTATTACTGCTGTTGCTGCATCTGAGGCGCTGCGAAAAGTTGGTCAGGGCGCTGGCATGGGCTATGGTGCATTGCAAACGGCGTTGCGAAACCGATTTGGCAATCAATACGCTGGGAAGGTTACAGAGTACCTCAATAAGCTGAGAGAGCGCACCGGCAAAACTATTGATGAGACAGTAGATGATGTCCGTAATGGTGGCGTAATGGCTGAAGATGACGCGCTGCCAGCAAGCTTACGTGGCATTGCATCTGAAGGTGGAGGGGCTGCTGGGGACATAAAAATTGCAGCCAAGGGTCGTGTAGATCAAACGATGGGGCAAGCTCGTGACGAGGTAAGAACCGCTTTAGCGCCAGGAGTGTCAGGAACAAATGTTGCGCTGGCTCAAAAACGTGCCAATCAAGAATTAAAAGACTATCAAGGCGACGAGTACGGCGCCATTTACGCTGACGCGCCAAAGCTTGCGGAGCCTGTTAAGCAAAAAATGTTTGGTCAGCTAAGAGTGAACACTAGACTACGCCGCTCGATGGAAGAGCTTTACGAAGCCGAGGCAGGAAATAATCCTAACCTAAAGCCGTTGTTTGGCGATAAAGTTGACCCAAAAACTGGAAAAACATACTTTGCCTTTTTACGTGAGCCAACCCTAAAAGACGCAGAGCAAGTTAGGCGTATTCTAAAGGAAATGGAGTCTAATAAATATGCAGGCTCTAATCCTAGCCCAGCCATTGCTGTTGAGTTAGGTGAGGCAGAGTCAGTTTTACGAAAAGCTCTTGACAAGGCCAGCCCAAGACTTGCGGTAAACCGTGAAAATTATTCTGCGCGTGAAGCTTTTAACGCTGCGTTTAAGTTAGGCAAGCAATCGCAAGGCGCTAGCAGTGATGATCTTGCCAACATATTGGATGATTTAAATCCTGATGAGATTAAAGCGTTTAGAGCAGGGTATTACCAAACAGTTAAACGAGCGCTATCTGACAGAAAAGGGTCATTCCCTGCACAAGCTGGAGGACTTGATAGAGCAAAGTCTGGACCAAACGAAATCATGAAGACTATTTTGCCTGAAGATCAAGCTGACAGTGCGATTGCAGCATTGGCTCGTGCAGGTCGAGCGCAACAAAACAACGCAGCAATTAAGCCTGCGGGTAACTCAATGACGCAATTTACTAATGAGGCCACTAAAGAAATGGGCGCGGTTGGCAAGGTCGCGGCTATTAGTGAGGCGTTAGCTATGCCTACCCCTGGCAATGTTAGTCGTGCTGCGGTGGCTTTGACACCAGAAGACCTTGGGTTAAATAATCAACAAAAACGTAAAGTGGTTGAAATTTTATTTTCAGAAAACCCTGATTTAGTCCGTGCCGCTTTAACTGATGAGACAGCCTTTGGTGTGCTAAACCAAAAAGTGATTAACATTGCGAACCGCTTAATGCAGGGCGCTGACAATGTTGTGCAGCGACAAGCCCCCGCTGGTCTCATAGAAAACCTTTAAATAAACCTTCTCATTGTACCGTCTTAACTGGCGGTCTTTCTCGTGGAAAAATATATGGAACTCAAAAAGCTTACTGAAGATGACATTAAGTCAATTGCAGCAGACGCGGTAGACAATGCTGAAGATTTTGTGAACTCAGAGATTGTCAGTGATCGCCTTAAAGCACAGCGATACTATGACGGAAAGGTTGATATTGGCGAGGAAGATGGCCGCAGCAAAGTGGTGGCGACCAAGATAAGGGACAAGATACGCGCCATAAAGCCCAGCCTAATGCGAGTGTTTTTAAGCACTGACAAGCCGGTTGAGTTTGCTCCAATGGGTCCAGAGGACGCACAGTTTTCAGAACAGGCCACTAAATATGTCAATTACAAATTTAACTCTCTAGGTGGATACAACGTCCTCTCTGATGTGTTTTCTGATTCGCTGCTGAAAAAATGTGGCGTAGTAAAGTGCTATTGGAATGTTGAGAAAAAGTCAGAGACCTACGACCACCAGGACCTTCCTGATGAAGAGTTTAGCCTCATTGTAAATGACCCTCGCGTTGATGTTATTGAACATAGTGAAAGCATTGAAATTGACGTCGATCAAATGGGTATGGAAATGCAGCGCGCAACCCACAATGTCAAGATATCTGTTACTGAAGAGTATGGCGATTTAGTGATTGAAAGCTTACCCCCAGAGGAGTTCTTTATTTCTTCTGAGGCAACTTCCCTGGAAGATGCTTACGCGGTTGTCCACAAGCGTGAAGTTCGTGTTGCTGACCTAGTGGCAATGGGTTATGACTTTGATCTTGTGTCTGAGTTAAGCGGCCATGACACCGATAACTTTCAAGACGAGGAGCGCTTTGAGCGTCAAAACTTTAGCTTTGATGATGAAGAGCAAATGCTTGACCCGTCTATGCGAATGGTCATTGTTTCTGAAGTCTATATGAAGATAGATGTTGATGGCACCGGCGTTCCTAGCATGCACAAAATTCTATTAGGTGGCGGGTCTGACGAATTGCTCGACTTTGAGCCTTGGGGTGATCTACCTTTTGCCATGTTTCAGCATGATCCAGAGCCACACTCGTGGGTCGGCAACTCACTTGCAGATATTCTCTTTTCAGAACAAGACGCAGCAACAGCGATGCTCCGTGGCGTCCTTGATAACGTGGCACTAACCAATAATCCGAGAACAGAAATTGTTGAGGGTATGGTAAATATTGATGATTTTTTAAACAACGAAATCGGCGGGGTAGTTCGCACGAAGAGCGGCGGTTCTGTTATCCCGTTAACTGTCCCATTCGTCGCAGGACAAACCCTTTCTGCCGTAGAGTATTTTGATGCTCAAATCGACCAAAAAACAGGCGTATCAGCAGCCTCTTCTGGCCTAGACCCTAATGCACTCCAGAACACTACCGCAACGGCTGTGAATGCCACTGTGCAGGGCGCGGCAAGTCAGATCGAGGTAATGGCTAGGAATCTAGCGGAGGGCGGTGTATCCCAGCTTTTCAAGCTTATGTTGAAGCTCACAATTGAAAATTGCGACAAGATCGAAATGATGGCAATAGCTGGCAATGACTATATGCCTATTGACCCACGATCTTGGAACAAAGAAATGGACGTAACGGTCAATGTCGGTTTAGGCACGGGCAGAGAAGGGGAGCGTTTAGGCGCACTGCAGCAGGCGTTAGACATGCAGGTTCAAATATTTACTCAGTACGGTGTAGGTAATGGGCTAGTGGGTATGACCGAGATTAGAAACACTTTAGCCGATATGTTGGCCCTGGGTGGGCTGCGTAATGTTGACAGATACTTCAAGCCAATGTCAGCAGACCAAGAAATGCAAATGCTAGCACAACAAGGTCAAGAAGAGCAGCCAATGGATCAGGCGGCAGCTTACTTGCAAGCGGAGCAGATTAAAGCCCAGGCTAAATCACAGACAGATATGGCCAAACTACAAATCGACGCTCAAAAAGCGATTGCTACTGATGATCGTCAGCGCGATCAGATGGACCAGGATTTGCTTGTAAAGGCCGCTGAGATTTACGGCAAGTACCAAACCAATGTAGATGTAGCTGGCGTTAGACAGGCGCAGGCGCAGCCTAGATACCCTCAAGATACCCCAGTGCAGGCAGTGACCGGTGGTAGATTTTGAATAATAAAGAAAAAGCTCAAAGATACACGCGCCTATCAAAGGATGATGTATTTATTGAGCTTCTACAAGATGTCAGAGATGACGCAGTCAGCGTCTTTCTGGAGCAGTCTCGCAATGACGAGGCGATTCACCTGGCGCGCAATTTAATTGATGCGCTTAACTCAATCGAGACCAAGATCAACTCCATAAAAATGGCCGATCTTGTCGATGACAAAAGGAAAACAGGACCGTGGAAACGACTGAAACCAATCTAGACGGCAGTATTGAATCTGCCGCAGAAGCTCTGCTAGCGCCAATCGAAACCGAAGAAACTGAGACTGAAGAGGAACAGGTAGCTCCTGAAGAATCTGATGAGGAAGAGAATGAGGAATCGGAGCAAGAGCAAGAGCATGAAGAAGACGAAGACGACATTACCGAGGACGATGACGACACAGAAGACGATGCCGTTCCTGAGAGTCAGTCTTTCACCGTTAAAATAAATGGTGAGGAAAAGACTGTAACTCTCGACGAACTCAAGCAAGGATTTTCAGGTCAGAAATATGTCCAAAAAGGGATGCAAGAAAACGCCCAGGCGCGCAAGCAGACTGAGCAAGTTTATAACGCCCTTTTAGAATCTCGTCAGCAAGTAACTAATCTTTATCAAAAACTGCAAAATGGAGGCGCTGCTCGTCAACCTGTCAAGCCAGACTTAGCAATGCTAGACACCGATCCAATCGGGTATGTCGAAGCAAATGCTCGTTATGAGAATGACATGGGGGCCTACCAAAGAGAGATACAGCAATTTCAACGGGTACAACAAGACCAACTACACGCCCAAAATTTAGCAATGGATGCTCATCGTTCACAAGAAATGACTCGACTCTTAGAAATCATGCCCGACTTGAAAGACCCGTCTAAAGGCAAGGTTATGCGAGAGCAGATGTTAGAAGTGGGCAATGAGTACGGCTATTCAGGACAGGAAATCTCTGCAATTGTCGATCACCGTGCTATTCGAGTTTTGGAAGATGCTAGAAAGTATCGCGAAATATTAGCTGGTAAGTCTAAAGCCGTTGAAAAAGCGACTCAAAAGAAGAGAACGCAGCCGTTAAAAGCAGGATCGAAAAAGAAAAGTTCCTCGCAGAAAGAGCTTCGGACGAAACAAAACCGACTGAAAAACACAGGTTCAATTGATGATGCGGTTGCATTGTTATTGTCCTAATTTAACTTGATTTGAGGAAATTAAAATGGCACAGCCAAGTAATACTTTTGACAGCTATGACGGCGCTAATTCGATACGAGAAGACCTCTCGGGAGTTATTGAATCGGTAAGCCCAGAGGAAACCCCGTTCTACTCAGCTTGTAAGAAAACCAAAGCAACTGCAACTTTGCATGAATTTCAGACTGATGCTTTACGATCAGCTGGAGCCAATGCTCATATTGAAGGTGATGCAACTACTGCCGAAGCACGGACTGCAACAACTCGTCTTGGCAACAGAACGCAAATCTTTAAGAACGCAGTCGTTATACCCGACACTGACTCTGGTTTGACCAAAGCAGGAAAGGCATCAGAAATGGCCTACCAAGTCGTGAAGGTCGCAAAAGAGCAAAAATTAGACATAGAATTGAGTCTTTTTGCTAACAACGCCAGTGTAGGTGGTAACGCCACTACTGCTAGAGAATTAGCAGGTGCTCCATGCTGGATGACCAGTAATGATAGTTTCCTAACTAACTCTAGTGGCGCTGCTCCTAACGGAACTGGAGGGGCTAGAACTGACAACGGTTCTACACGAACCCTAGACCAAGCTCTTTTTGACACTACTATGGAGTCAATTTGGACTGCAGGTGGTAACCCAGATACGGTTTACCTCTCGCCTTTCCAAATGAACAAGGCTCTTGGGTTCACTGGTAACAACAACCAGCGTTCACAAGTACAAGCTGGTGATAAAAAAGTGGTTAAGTCATTAGACGTTTACGTCACGCCTTGGGGCACGGTTGAATTTCAGCCAAGCCGTCTAATTCGTGGCCGTGATGTATTCATTTGTCAGAACGACATGTGGAACGTAGCTGTGTTGCGTCCAACCAAGAACGTAGAACTAGCGAAATCTGGTGATAATACTACGAGACAGGTTGTAACAGAGTTGACTCTTGTTTCTAAGAACGAAGCAGCGTCAGGAATCATCTGTGATTTAACTGCGTCTTAATTGTTGTAAGTAAAGCCTCACCCTTTCGGGGGTGGGGTTTTTTATCTAGGAGTCAATAGAGGAAATAGTGATGCCAATAGTCAAAGGTAAAAAGTACGCATACACGCCAGCAGGTAAATCTGCAGCGGCAAAAGCAAAAAAAACGCCTGCTAAGAAGACAAGGAAAAAGTAATGCTGATCAAAGAAAAGATTATTCCTACAGAAAAGGGAATCGAAATTCACAAACAGTATGACAACAACGTCTATCTTGATGAGGTGAAGCAGATTAGAGACCAGGGGCTTGGTCAGACAGGGGAGAACCGTCTTGTCGGTAGGATACCCGTTCATTTGGTCGCCCAGTGGGTAAAAGAAGCCGGTCTTAAATGGTCCGACACAGAAGCAAAAAAAGACCTAATTCATAAAAAAATGTTATCAGGTGAGTTTGATGCATTTCGCGTGTGGAAAGGTACTTACTAATGCGAGAAGTTAACGAGTCGCTAATACGCCTAGAGATGCATGAGAAACAGTGCTTAGAGCGGTACGAGGGTATACAGCGCTCATTAAATGAAAGCAAAACTAGGTTTGATAAAATGGACAAAATGATAATGGCGATGTATCCCTTTGTCATAGCTGCAATCGCTGCAGCAAAGTGGCTTTGATATGGATGACTTTAAGTATTTCAAAATAGAAGAGTTTGACTGCCAAGAAACGGGCGAGAACAAAATGTCACCCAATTTTATTAAAAAGCTAGATTTACTTCGTGGTGCGTGTGGGTTTTCATTTCAGATTACCAGTGGCTACAGGTCGCCCAATCACAGCCTAGAAAAAGTTAAAAAAACGCCAGGACAGCACAGCCTTGGTCTGGCGGCTGATGTCTATGTAAGTGGAGGCCGTCAGCGTATGCAACTAGTCCGTCACGCTACTGCCCTTGGATTTAACGGCATTGGCGTTTCTAAGGCATTTGTTCACGTTGATATCAGAGAAGACAAGAGCGTCTTGTGGTGCTACTAATATTGAGGAAAAAATATGTCTGATAACACTATTTCAATACCAACCTGGGCGCTACCCTTGGTGGTTTCATTATTTGTCGGAGCTATTTCATACGGTGCCGCACAAGCGAACGCAGAGGCTACTACAGCCGATGTAAAGCGCATAGAGGTCATTGTCAAGGAGACCGCTAAAGCGGCTCAGATCAACGGAAAAAGCCAGGCTGTGACAGCAACTAAAGTCGAGGCTATTGTTAAGTCGCTGGCGAGGCAAGAGAAGATTCAAGAGCAAACGAATAAGCAGATACAGGCGCTAGTACAAGCGTTGTTGGCTAAATAATGTTAGCGCATTTGATTGGACCAATAACTGGATTGCTTGAAAAAATTATCCCAGATGCAACTGAGCGACATCGCATAGCATTTGAACTGAATACTCTTGCGGAAAAACATGCACAAGAGCTTGCCAAAGGTCAACTGGCTGTTAACGCCGTCGAAGCTGCACACAAAAATTTATTTGTTAGTGGTTGGCGTCCAGCTGTCGGTTGGTGTTGCTGCATTGCTCTCATGTATTCGACAATTGTAGCGCCCATTTTGGGCATTTGGTTTACCGTACCGCCAGTGGATAGCTCACTGCTAACAACGGTGCTTTTAGGTATGTTAGGGCTTGGTGGATTACGGACTATTGAAAAAACAAAAACTGTAGCGAGAAACAAATAATGAGACACTTTTCTGACCTAAAAAAAGTAGCTGTTATGGCTTTTTTTGCAGCTTTTTCAGTGGCTATTTGTGCCTATTATTTTTAGATAAACCCACGTAGTTTTAAAGCTATACAAATACGAATACCGGTCAAACACCGGTCAAAACAAGCATTTTTGACGTTATATTGGTCTAAGCCATTGATTTTAAACAAGATTAATGGGGTGGACGACGGGGATTGAACCCGTGGCATTGACGGTGAGTGTCGGCCAGTGTCGGCTACAAGCCGCATGAATGCTGACTTCTTATTTTTGCAAACCGACACTAAGCGACATTAACCGATATACCACCGGTCAAAACACCGGTCACCGAAGACGTTTATGCTCGGTTCCTGGTAGCGGTTCAAACTGCGAAAAATCTTTGTCAGATGCGTACTCGTCAATCCATTCCGCATACGTATTTAAAAACACAGCAGTAGAGTGCCCTAATTGCTTTGCAGCTAATGGCGGTAATACGCCCTTTGAAAGTAATTCAGCGGCTCTTGTGTGGCGACAGGCGTAGGGTTTTCGGTAATGAATTTGCTTGCGTTTATGCGCTTTTTGCCAGGCTCGATTAAAACGCCTAGTGTCTTTGTAAAAACCACCGTTTTCGTTGACAAAAAAGTAAGGAGAATCGATGCGTAGCGGCATCATCTTCATGGCCTTTCTAACCCACAACGGTACATAGACCTTTCTGCGATGACCTGTCTTGGTAGATTCAACTAGCTTTCCTCTTACTATCTGCTGGTGAACGTGCCAGTGCTCCCCGTCGAAGTCATTTCGCAGCAATCCTTTAATCTCCCCAGGGCGAAAGCCAGCGCCAAACAGTAACGCAAAATAAACATAAACATCACCACTAAAGCAGGACATTATCTTGTCACGCTCAACTGGCGTGTAGCGGTCAATTGGCTTAGTTTGAGCCTTTTTAATTTTAATGATCGCCCCTGGGTTTGGGAAGACCTCGGCATAATCAAGAACGCCGCGTAACGGTCCAAGCACGTTGTCACGGGTCTTGCTTGACGCATCGATTCTACTGAGAGCTAACTTGATTTCACGAGTGGTAATGGACG